GCCTTCTCGCTAAGTCTTCAGCGGGTGACAAATCCCACCTTAACTGAATCCCCTCCGTACCACCACCAAGTGGTAAGGAGCTCTGGAATAGGTAAGAAAGAGGAACTAGTCCTTCCCATTCTTGAAAACAGTTCAACTAAATCATATGAATAATGAAGAATTATCCAGATTTAGACGTTTAATTTTGTTTATTTCACGTCACCATCTGACAAATACTCCACAGTTCATTTCAAAAGTTGATCATTTTCTATCAAAAGTCAAGAGTCTTCTCAGAAATCACGGAGAGAAATACACAATTGATTTCCTAAAGGAATCAAGAGTTTATACTCTTCGATATTTATCAGAGATGAAAATTGTACCTTCTGATCTCCGTTTGGGTCTAACAAAAGATGGCCTTCCCAAATATTTTGGGGAGATGCTATCTGATGTAAGATCGCGTGAACCTAACCGTGTTAGATTCGTACTGACAATATTGAGTCTATCCCGAGTTATAAAATACCAGGGTAAACCAGATACTGCCCAAATTACCAAACCTTCAAGCACGAGTGTGGACAAGATCATAGATGTTATCAATAAATATGATATGCTCACACAGGTTCAAATCGATAGATTTGTTCCTGAAGATTCTGAGGAGTTGAGTTGGACTATGCCTCACTTAAGCACAAAAGTCGGTCCCAAAGGACTGGCTATGTGGTCAGCCCTAGGAGAATTACACGAAATCGATCCAGAAATGGAGAGAGATCTAGTAACTCTAGGAGGGGAACGGTTCAAAGAGTACTTCTACAAACTAAAGGATAATTTGAGTCCTCAGGATATAGAGACAATTGGATCCATTCTTAAGACCAAACGTCTTTCGAATAAAGGTTTAAGGAGATTATCATTCGTTCACGACCCGGAAGGGAAGTGTAGAGTGATAGCAATCTTCGATTACTGGACTCAGTCGGTTCTGAAACCATTGCATGAATATTGTATGCGATCTCTCAAGAAACTTGAGGAGGACTGTACATATAATCAGAGTGCGATTAAGAACTTTGTCTTAAACTCCCAAGGTCCATATTACTCTTTTGATTTAAAGAGTGCTACAGACCGCTTTCCTTTAGCATTCCAGACTCGGATTATGACTCCTATAATGGGAGATGATAACACCGCCGCCTGGGAGAGGCTAATGGTTAGTAAACCCTTCTTCACCCCATGGTTGTCAACATTTGTAAAATACAGTGTTGGTCAACCAATGGGAGCCTACAGTTCTTGGGCTGTCTTTGCACTATGCCACCACATCATTATTCGGAGTTTATTCCGATCAATCAAAGTAGACCATACTAATAAGTATAGAATACTAGGAGACGATCTGGTAATCGCCCATGTGGAGGTTGCTAACCTATACAAACAACTTATGAATGAGTTAGGGGTAGAGATATCCCTAAAGAAAAGTTATCAATCTGCTCACTCTTTCGAGTTTGCAAAGAGATTCTTTACTCATAAACAAGAAGTTACTCCTTATCCACTGCAGAGCGTTCTTTCTCAAAAGAGTTTCTCAACTCTTTCAGGATCGATCGCAACTGCGTATGATAGGGGGTTCAATATAGACTTAACGGCCCGAGGTTATTTTGCCGAATTACT